AAGCTGTTCTTCAAGCCTGTGCGCTGGTTGACTGATGAGGAGTATGAGGTCATCAAGACCCAAGGCGAGAGCGCTGACGCACAACGTGCTGTGGTCATGACCGTGGCGCAAAGTGATGGTGTAAGAGCCAACGCTCCCAAGATGGTGCTGGCTGGTAAGCCTCCTGTCGTGGAAGTTGAGGAAGACGAAGCGCCTGTTGCACCTGCCAAGAAAGCCAAGGCCGCGCCCGTTGCCGATGCTGAAGACGAACCTGAAGTCCGCAAGGAAGCGGCGAAGCCGTCTGCTGTGCCTGCCAAGAAAGGCAAGCTCGCTGACATCGTGTCCGACTGGGATGATGAATAACTAGGAGACTTCAATGATTAAACCAGACACCGCAGAAACACAACTACAAATTGTGTACCGCTTAAACCACATCACGTATGTACCACACTACCGCAATAGTAGTGTTTTTGTTGGCCCCGGATACCCGCTTCGCACACAGGCACAGTATTCGGTCATGGATCTGCTTGCCGCAGGCGCTCAAAAAGATACGCTCGCTTTGTGGCATCGCAGTAGTACTGGCACCGTAAACGCAGAGAACCTATAAGGAGTTTCGCTAGGCCGCAGTCGGCGGTTGCATTGCGTTGGGCGGGGTATTCAAAAAAACCTCGTTAGTTAAACCAAACCACCCAACGACTGCGTTTCCCGATCTGCGTGTCCTAGCGCCCAAACAACATGGCCTACTCACAAAAAACAATTGACGCGATCATGCGTGCCCCAAAGACTTCAGGCAACCAGCTTGGACGATGGGCGGCGCATCACAACTTCTCAGTTGTTCGCATCTCAAAAGCCTTGGGTGTGTCCCGACAGACTGTGTACAACTGGTTCGAGGGTGGCGACATCTTCCCAGCGTATGAGCACCGTGTCGATACGCTTTTAACAATCCTCAGATCAGCACATTCAGCCGACGACGCATGGAGAAAAATATGTCAGCACTACAACCTCGTACCTTAACTAATCAGGAACTCATCAAGTACTTTGCCATGTATATGGAGGACAACGAATTCGGTGCGCCTGTTGAATGGCAGATTGAACTTCTGCGCCGCTTCACTGCTGTTGCACCAGACAAAGAGTTTCCCCTGCGCGACCCCAACCAACTCGACCTGTTCTCTTAAACCCAAAGGATTCCCATGACTCCGCTTGAATTTCTAGCGGTTGTTTTGCCGTCTCCGGATAACGGGTTGTACTGTGCGGCAGAGCTAACTACAAAAAAGAAAGAACACACGTTTGTTCAAAAGATCGAGGAGATAGAACCAACCGTAGGTAAATGGGTTAAACAGAACAAGGACATCTATTTTGCGTTGTCCACGTTTGAGCAGTCGGGTAAGCGCACAGCAGACAACGCTCGCCATATTCGTTCTTTGTTCATTGACATGGATGGGTATGAAACCAAGAAGGCTGCTGCCCTTGCGCTGGATGGGTTCCTTGCCAAGACCGGCATCGACCTGTTAGGTAGTCCGTATATTGTCAATTCAGGCGGTGGACTGCACTGCTACTGGCCGTTCACAGAAGATGTGACGGTTGATGCGTGGAAGCCTGTTGCCGAGAACTTCAAGCGCCTGTGTAAGCAGGAAGCTTTGAGCATCGACATGACTGTGACCGCAGATGCGGCGAGGGTGCTACGCATCCCTGAGACGTTCAACAACAAGGCTAAGTACGCTACGCCGCGCCCAGTGCGCATACTAGCCGAAGGTGACACGTTTGACTTTGATGACTTAGCCAACCACATTCAGAGCCAACTCAAGAACGCACCACCACCCCTACCACCCAAGGGCAAGACCGACCTAGCGTTGCCGGGCAAGCGCCCTGAGATGGCGCTATCAGCGACAACAGTCAAGCTGTTTGAGAACAGCGTCACAAAGTTTAAGCACATCTACAAGAAGACCAAGGATGGCACAGGCTGTGACCAACTCAGGTACTACGTTGAGAACGCAACCGAGGATGGGATGGAACCACTGTGGCGTGGGTGGCTGAGCATTGCACAGAAGTGTGAGGATGGAGAGAAGGCGGCAGTATGGCTGTCTGACCTGCACCCCTACCCCCACGAGCGTATGCACCAGAAGCTGGCTGAGATCAAAGGCCCATACCCTTGCGTGAAGTTTGACTCAGAGAACCCCGGCATCTGTGACGGGTGTCCACATCGGGGCAAGATCACCAACCCGCTGGCGCTTGGGCGTGAGACGGCGGTGACCACAGCCGAGACCACCATCGAGGTTGAGAACGGCAACAAGCAACTTATCCGACCTGAACCGCCGCGTGGCTACGCATATGGCATACGGGGTGGCGTGTTCATGGAGAAGGAAGACACAGACGCTAACGGTCAAGTCACCAAGCGTCAGATCATGCTGTTGCCCTACGACATGTTCCCTGTGGATATCTTGAGCCATAACGGTGAACATCTTGTGCATATGTTGGCTGTGCGTGACTACAAGGTGCAGGCCGTATCGTTTCCACAGAAAGCTGTGGTTAGCAAGGACGAGACAGTCAAAGCGTTGGCTCAGCAGAACGTCTTGGCTACCTTTGGCTCGGGAAACGACAAAAATTTATATGACTATGTAAGGGCATGTGTGGAAAAAATGAGTAGCGAAAAGAAACCAATTGAAGTACCAGACCACTGCGGCTGGCAACAAAACGACACCTTTGTGTGGGGCGGAAAGATTTACTCTCCGAATTTAGAAGCCATTGAGGTGCCCATGCCCGGCCTTGAGAACATCACGATGAACTCCAAGCCTGCCGGAACACTGGAGAACTGGCGCAGGTTCATCGACCTGCTGGTGCGCAGGAAACTGTGGGATCACCTAGCCATCATCCTCGTGGGTGCTGGCTCACCGCTGATGCGTTTCACGAAACTGCACGGCTTGACCGTTCACTGCGCCTCAACTGACTCGGGTACTGGCAAGTCGCTGGCGCTGGAGGGTGCGGCATCTATATGGGGGCATCCAACCCACTACCGCACAGGTGCTGGCACTTCTCCTGTTGCAATGCAGCAAAGGCTGGGTCTTCTGCACAGCAACCCGCTGATTACGGACGAGATCACCAGCAAGAACCGCGATGAGTTTGAGTGGTTCCCTGCCTTCTTGCTTAGTATGACCGAGGGGCGCGGCAAAGAGCGCATGGAGTCTGGAGCCAACAAAGAACGCTTGAACCTGTCTACATGGGCAGCGATGGCGATCATGTCATCAAACACCCACGCCGTGGACTACCTGACTGGTACACGCAAGCACGCTTCTGAGGGTGAGCTTCGCCGCTTGATTGAATACATCATGGACGAGAAGCTGGAATGGACTGCGGACGAGATTGAGATCATCAAGTCTTTGAGTAGTAACTATGCGGTGGCTGGTGTTGTCTTAGCGCAGTACATGGTGGACAACATTGAGATGGTTGATACGCTGGTGCTTCAGACTGTTCGCCAGATGTACACCGAGTACAAAGCCCCCAACGACGAGCGGTTCTGGATGGCAGGAGTTGGCTGTGCCATAGCCGCGGGTATCTTGATGAACAACGAACATGCGGGTATTGCTGAGTTCCCCTTGGTGGAGATCATTGAGAGTTTCCGCAAGCGTATCAATCACCAGCGCGGCAGTATCAAGGGCAGCTATCGCAGTGCCGAGGACGTACTCAACGCATTTGTGCAGGAGTACCAAGGCAAGTTTGTTGTGGTGCGTTACGGCGAGAAGGCTGGCCCACTAGCGCACTTGGGAGACGGCTCGATGGTAGATAAAAATACCACTCGCGCAGAGGTTATGGGGCGGGTCGAGCACGGCGTAACCGCAGGCCATGTAGACTTCTTCATTGAAGAGCGTATGCTCAAGTCATTCTGTTCCAACATGAGCTTTGGTTATGCCAACTTCAAGCGGTATCTTGAAGCGCAGTTTACGGTTTCGTATGTAGCTAAGAAAGACATGATGGCCAAGACAAGCGCACCGCCTATGCGTGTATCCGCTATGAAAATCAGCCGCGCTGTGACTGAAGTCGATGAAACTCTTATCAATCAAATACCCTTGGCAAAAGACTGAGCCGGGGCAGGGGTTCTTCATACCCTGCCTAGACACCGATGCTGTCCGCACCGAAGGTTTAAATCAGGCGCTCAAGCACCGGATATTCAACGCCAAAGCTACCCCGTGTATACGGGGCGGTCTTATTGGGGTGCTGTTTTATCGAGCACGTTCCTCATAGTATCGGCAATCTTGATACGCAATCTTTGTAGCTTGTCAAGCGCGGCTCTCTTTTCATCAGGGGTCATGCTGGACGCTTTGACTGCGTTCATGGCTTGCGTAATTTTGAACAACTGGGTTTTAGCGTTACCAGCAATTGACGCCGATGCTATCTCGTTCACGTTCTCTTGCAAGAACGCTCTGGCTTCAGCCGTCTCACCCTTCTTAATCATGTCGTCGTAGGTACGCTTGACTTCCATGATGTGTTCCATGCGGTCGTAAGTTGCATTGATGATGCCGCCAGCATCATTGGGCTGGAACATGGAGCCAATCACAGGTGTATCAGACAGACGCTTGGTGGCTTCTTGTGGTCCCAGTTTCTCAGGCATTGCAAAACTAAAAGCCTGCGCTGCGGCCAAGCCCATCGTGCCTGTATAACCACGGATAAGGTTGTCAATCTTGATGGGTGAGTAACCGACCATTGCGCCAATTTCTTTGGCAAGCTCGGAAGTGTTATCACGGAAGCGTTGTTGTGGCAAAAGCTGTTGCTCACGTTTAGTTTCAAGTTCTCGTTGACCAAAGAACGAGTAGTTAGTGGCATTTTCAAACAAAGGTTTGACTAGTGCAGGCACCAGCATGGATGAGCCGCCGGGAATGGTTTGGATGGCAATGGTCTTAAATGCTTTCCACGCTTCTTCACCGCCGTGTTTATCCGCCATGATATTGACCATCGCTTCTGGGATGCCTTTGAGGATGTAGCCAATCTCAAACGGGACAGGAAACTTGATAGGCTCGTCCAATCCGGGGATGCGGATAAAGAAATTGCCATACTTCTCATCAGGGCGTGCGTTTTTGTACGCCTCATCATCTTGCATCATCAGGGCATACGCAACAGCCGTCGCCATAACAAGAGAACCTCGACGCAGTAACTTACCCTGAATATCCAGACGCTTACTCATTGGCATCTGACCGCTAATAGCTCTCCACAACACATCCAAGCTTTGCACTTGGGAGTTAAAGAACGGAATCATACTAGCCGCAATGTGCATGGATGGCGACAGTCCACGCTTGTTAAAGTTCATTGACTCCAGCGCCATGACTGTGGATTCCATCTGCGAAAAACCTTGCCTGATGTACGAGTCATATTGAGCGCGACGAGTAGCAGCATCTGCCTCCATCGAAATGGCTTCGGCCTTGGCCACAAACTGCGACAGCCCCACGCGCCCACCCATCAAGTCTTTCAGTATGCGAGCCAAATCTTGATTTGTACCTGTGTAAACCTGACCGCCAGTAATACCGCGTGCTTCTAATTTTTGTTTTGTCGCACTATTGCCCAAAGCTCTGAGCGCACCAAAAGGGCCAGCAAAGTCAGCGCCCGATAATAACGGGGCGGCAACTGAGTCACGCAATATTTGCCTAACGGGGTACAAAGGACTCAGCATTACACCCTTACGCACAACACCAGAAGCAAAACCCATTGCTCGAACCAGTGCGCTGGTATTGACAGGAATACCTTCCATACCCTTGACCAACAAGTCAGCGGGGATACCCACAGCGTCAGTAGCAACACGAACAAACTTCTCTTCGCCTTTGTCTTTAAACCGCACAATGTCTGGCGAAGCTGTGTCTTTACCCAAGAACTGCGCCAAGTCCAAACCAACCAACTCAAACATAGCGTTCTTTGAGGCCAAGTTACGCAGGCCCACATCCATAATCATGGAAGTGTTTTGCACAGAGCTTGTAGCAAAGTCAAGGATCTTGTCTTCGCCGCCAATCAACTCACGCAATTGGGGCTGGTCTGCAAGGTTACCAATGCGGTACACACCTTCTTTGCCAATTACCAACTCCGCATTGCCGTTTTGCTCGCGGTAGTAGGGTATGTAGTCGTTAGTAGCGGCAAGCTCATCGGCCACGCTTGGGGGCAGTACACCTGTGTCTTTCAAGAAGTTCATCAAGTCTTTGTTGTACTTGTTGTATTCAGTACGCGCTTCCTCAAACACATCCCGCAGTGCTCTGTTGCTTTCAATGTTACGCACAGCTTGTTTAATTGCGTTCTCGTCAACACTAAAGTTCAGCTTGTCGTAGCCCACGCGGTCAGCACGTTTGCCAAGCAAGTACAGCGTGAACAATTGGTTAGCAGCTTCGCCGTTCATGTCGGGGGCCTTAGCCAGTGTGCGCACCACGTTGGCAAGATTAGCGCCGCTAACGCTTTCAACAATGTACTCAGTACGACCATCAGGGCGCTTGTAGGCTACACGCTGGGGCACGCCGTTGCCAACGGCTTGCTGAACATAAGACATACGCTGGTCAGATGCCAACAGGTAGTGCATCATCTGCATACCTTTGAGAGGCTCCAACATATCCTTGGCCACTTTGTGCAAGGGTGCTAGCCTGTCCAAAAACTGGGTACGGAAGCCCAAACCAAGGTTGGCGTTGATCTGCTGCCCAATGGTTTTGGGTTTGGCAATTAGCTGGCTTGCCACATTAAGTTCGTTCTCAAACCCAACGGCTTGTGCGCGTGCATACACTGGGCGCTCTTCTGTGCGCTCAACCATTTCCTCAATGGGCGGCGTGTCAGCAATACGCTTGGGTGCATTAATAGAAGCTTGTCCAAGCACAAGCGTGTCTTTGCCTTCAAACTCAAGCACAGTGTTGTTTAAGTCAACCAGTTGTTTAAGCAACGTTTGTTGATTTCTTTCAACACTTTCAAACTGCTTTGAGGCACTCGCATTAAAGTTTTCAACAAACTCAAACGGATCGCCATTGTCTCTAGATATGTAAATGGCTTCGTTTGTTTCTGCATCACCTTCTTCAACTATCTGGTCAAAAACTTTTTTGCCAAATGTTTTTTTAGCCGCAGTTTCAAACTGTGAAATAAACAATTTTCCAAAATCTGTTATTTGTTCAGCGGTTTCTTCACTTATGGCGTCGTCATACACGCCATCAAACAACTGTTGCATGTTTCCTGAAACACCTGCATCTTTTCCAAGTTTGTTTATTTGGTCTCTAATTTTTTCTTGAAATGCGTCCGCAAAATTAAAATCTTTTGTAACTTTAAAATAAAGTGTGTCCGGCAAATCAATGTTTAACGCCGACTGCGCATTTTTATATAAGACCACATTACCAATATGCTTAGCACCTTCTATGCTAATTTGAGTGCTGCCGCCCCATTTACTTTCTACTTTTTCAATAAACGTATTTGGGTTTACAACAACGCGGGGCTTGTTTTTATCCTTTGTATTAAAAGCGGTAATATCTTTAACTGTTTTTACTTTAGGTAAACGAAGCTCACCTTCAAAAACGCTAATATAATTAGCCGCAAGTAAGTTAGGAAGTTCAACAACTTTATCTGAAGCAGCTAATGTTAAATTACTAACAAACTGTATTTGGTCTGGTGTAAATTCATATTCTTTGTCACCAAAAGTAACCTTGAACTTTCCTTTGCGCATTCCGTAGTCGCTAAGCGTAAGACTGGAGTAAATCAAATGCCCGTTTTCATATGCGCTATCAGCAAGCACTCTGTATTTTTTTGCAAAGAAATCAACAACAGAAGCAGGAGCCTCTGGGCGTATGCGCGTATGCCCATCAACAGTTTGAAAAGAAAGCATTTTTTGAAATGCGTATTTGTCTGGTTTACCTTGGTTATCAAACAAATCAAAAAAGCTGCCATATGCATCTTTGTCTGATAACTCTGCTTCACCCTTGGCAACTTTGATAAGTTTTTCTTTGGTGGCAAACTCATCCAAATATGCTAAGCCGTTTTTAAAATTTTGTTTTCTAAGAAAGTCTTCAGCAATTTCTTGCTGTTCTTTGTTTAATGCTTGGTTGGGGCTGTTGCCGCGCACTTCACCAATACTGTCTGTACCATCCATACGCACGGCAACTTCAGGTCTACCTTGTTTATAGTAGACGTAGAAGTCTCCGTTTTTAAGTTGACCCCGCGCAGTGTTTTCACCTGCCGTACACCAACCTGTGCCTGCGCAACCTTTGCTCAGTTTAATTGCCAAGTCTTCGTTTTTATTTGGCGCTGCTTCAAGTTTGCGGTAATACGCTTCTAAAAAATCAATAGTGGGGTCTATGTTGCCTTGCTTTTCCAACAAAGGTTCACCAGCCGTTTGGCGGCGGTTATTCTCGTTTTCAATAATAGATCTTTGATTTGAAGACAACCTTAAAGTTCGCGTGCGCGGTAAGGGCGGTTCACCACGACGCGCAGGTACGGCTACCACAGCTTCAGCAATTCTTTCGCGGCCTGCTTTTTCTTCATAACGGCCTTGGTCAAACTTTTGCCAACCGTTTTTAAGTTCGTTCTCTTTGGCAGCGCGGTCAGCGCTTGTTTGCATACCATCAAGGAACGCCGCTTTTAAACTTTTACCGGCACGCAACTCGCGTATAACTGCGTCCGCAGCATCGAGGCTGACAACGGCGACGTTGTGCCGGTTGTTATCAGCAATCTCAGCAATTTTTAAACGCCCTGTTTTGTCAGACAGAACAGCATACTTAGCCGCAGCTTTTGCAACCAAGGCATTTTCAGCCAGTGTGTACGAAGTATTACCGCGCATCAGTTTGATTAAAGCCTTCAAGTCGCTTTCGCGCTGGTCACGGATTTCTTCTGCTTCACGCACACGCAGGCGTTCGTTGTCTAGAGCCTTTAGCGCCACAAACACAGTTGGCTCTGCTTCAACATAGTGCACGGGGTTGTTTACATCAAAGAACTTGCCATCAGACATTTTTGTCTGTGCTTTGTAATCAAGCGAATCTTCTGTTGGCGCAGCAATGTACTTGTCAGGAGACCGCGCCATGTCTTGCAAGTAATCACTGGCAATGCGCTCAACGTCTTCAGGTGTGCGGTCTTTTGCTTTGATGTCTTTGCCAAACTGGTCGGCAAACTGTTTCATTGAGTTACTACCGTCGTGCAATGCGGCAATGTCTTTCTGCGACAAGCGTCTACTTACGGGCCGCTCTACACCTTCCAACTGGGTGCTGGAAGGAACCATCAACGCGTCAACAGACTGGAGCGCCGCGCCCAGCATAGTTTCTGGATGTTCAATACCCAACATGCGCAAGACAATGCTCTTGAAGCCTTCCCAAGCATCAGACAGTTTCCATTTCTTTTCCCGCATTTGCTCTTGCAAATTGCGGTTGGACATGACTTCAGCCACAAACTCCGACAAGCTGCCCTTGGCGCTGGCGCTGGTAATGCGGGGGTCGTTCTTGATAGCGTTGTGCAACGCCATGAGTTCGCGTTTGGCAATCAACTGGGTGCGTGACAACTGGCTTTCAGGTAATTGAATAACCCGCTCTGTGGCAGCGTGTACACCTTCATGCAGAAACACCTCTTGTGACAAACCACCGTTACGGCTCAAGCCAATAACTTTGCTGGTCGCCATACCCAGTACTTCTTTGCCGTCTTTATCAGTCAGCTTGTCTTTGATGGCAATGTCAGTAGCGTCAAGCAAAGTGGCTAAGCGTTGTGCCACAACGCGGTTTATCTTGCTGGCGTTCTTGTCGTTGGCAATGTCGGCGTAGGCCGCAGTGATGTCGTTTTCTTCAATGGCCGCAAGTTGCGTATCTGTAAGGTCAGGACTTTCAACCTCAACGCCACGGGCAAAACGGTCAGATTCTTTTTCAGCCGCTTTAGATTGGTTCAACGCTTCTTTTTGTTTTTCTTTTGTGTACCCAGATGTGGCTGCTTTTTCAACAGCCACAATTTTGCTTTGGCGTTTTTGAATATTAGAAAGCTTTTGTTTTTGTAACTGTTCTTTGCCTTGCAGATCTTTAAAAGCATCGGTTAAACGCCCGGACACTTTGTGTTTGTTGTTGTCTTTAAGGTAATTAATGCGCCGTTGTATCTCAGCCAGTTTTGTTTTTGCTTCTATTAGCTTGTCTGTAACTGCTTCACCCACTTCAACAGTTTTGTTAGATTTGCGTGGTTGAGATATGGCAGAGCCTGTCACTGCTTTAAGAAGTGCGGTTCCGCGTGTGGGTGTGAGACGCTCTGTTTTTTCACCGGCACGTTTAGCACGTTTTGCTTTTGCTTCGTCGTATGCCGCTGCTTGCGCGTCGTCGTACTCACGCATGGCACGTTCTTCTTCCTGCGACTGCAACTCGGTAGTTACCCTTGGTGCTCTTTCATACACAGTGGCAAGGCGTTCTTCAGCATCTTCTAACTTGGCTTCATACGCAGCACGTTTTTCAGGCGTAGTTTTTTCATCAGCAATAAGTTCATTGAGACTGCCCATCTCACTGCGGATCTCGTTAATTTCAACCTTCATGCCAGTCGTGTCTTTTTCAACACGTAAGCCGGGCAAATCTAAACCCTCACGACCCCTTTGCAAAGATTCACGATACTGCTCAATACTTGTTGGGCGCTCACCTTCTGGTGTTTTCTCTTCTTCTGCGCGTTGCTGTTTTTCACGTTCAGCATCCGCTCTTAGTTTTTCAATCCGGGTTTCACCAAGGCGTTCTTGTTTAGCTTTGGTCAAATCTGCTTGAGCTTTGGCCAAGTCTGCGTTTGCTTTTTCGTTTTCTTTAATAATAGGAGCAACACGTTTTTTCTCTATTTCTTGGAAAGCTTCAATTGCGCCAACTAACTCGTGTGCTTGGGTTAGTTGTTTGATTAGCGCGTCTTGCTGTTTGCGCAAAGCTTTTTCTTGCTGAATCAGTGCGTTAGCTTCTAAAGCAAATCTAGCATCAATGGTTCCGCTTTCGCCTGCGGCCATCAAAGCGTTGCGCATGCTTTCCAAATCGGTCAACTGGGAACTGACAAACCGGTACTTTTGGCTGATTGCAGTTAGTGCTTCGTTTGCAGCCGTCAAATCTTCGTCCATGTCACGGACTATTTCTTTGGCCTTTGGTGTTGTCTTTTGTGCTTTGGCTAGCTTGGCTTTGTAGTTCTGTTCAGCTTTAATCAGCTTGTTTTTTAGGTTGGGTATTTCTTTACCCACGGATTGCAAAGCCGCTAAGTTGTCCGCCTTTTGTTTAGCAATAGCTTCTCTTAAACCTTGAATGTCTTTTGATGCCAACAGGCGTTGGAAGTTTGCAGGCGTTGCCCGAACAGTTTGAACGCTAGCTTCAGGGAACAGTTCTTTCTGTGGCTGGGCTTCGTATTTCTTTTCGCCACGGGCAACGGCGGCTGTATCTTCTGCGGACAAGGGCTTAGCCGCACTGCGCCCCGATACTTCCCGACCCTTCATCATCTCATCAAGATCGCGTACAGCCATTGGGTCAGGCAAGTTACCTTCCAGTACACGCTGTGCTTGCTCACGGGCAAGAGATGCAAACTCTGGATCGGTTGAAGTTTCTAAGTTAGCTTGCAGGCGCGTTAAGAACGCAACAGTAGCGGCATCTATTTTGGCTGAGCGAGCGCCTTCTTTGCTTTCTTCAAACAGTTTAGCAATGTCTTCCATGCTGCCAACCTTGGCAGCAGGTTTGCTTTCTACTGTGGGTGTTGCTCGGGTTCTACGTTCAACTTGACTTAGAACCGTATCAATAAATTTTGAAGCTGCGGCACGGTCATCTTCAGGAATACGTGGTGTCCCTCTGAGCGTCAACTCATCAGGCGCTGCAATACGTGGACCTGTTTCACGTGGAACGTCTATTTCTTCGCCTTTGTAGTTGGTGTACTTTTGGGGCTGTTTAGCAAAGGTTGCCAGTTTTTCTTGTGTTTCTTTACCGGCTTGCAAGTTAAATCGCTTAGCAGCATTTAGTAAATTCTGATGTGTTGCTTCACGGACTTGCTGCTGTAGCACACCGACGGCTTGAACAGGCGCGCCAAAAGTTCCCCAACGATCTGATAACTCGTTCAGTGCTTCAAGTGCTCGGGCACGCGCCTCTGCACGTTCCCAATCTGCCATAGGCGGAAGCCCAAAAGCTGCGCGGCGAGCTTCAATTTCATTGGCGTGTGTGGTAATGAAGCTTTCTTTGACATCACTGATACGTTTTTCAAAAACACCGGGCAAGCTAAGTGTTGCTCCCCTGCGGGTTCGACCGGGGTTTAAAGGGTTGCGGGTATTTAATAACTTGACCAACCCCAACAAGGTAGAACGCTGTTGGTCAGCATACTGGTCAGCTTTGACTTCATTGGCGCGAGATTCGGGCGTTACGTTACCGCTAAGTTCTTTAGCCGCTTCTGCGGTTGTACCAAATCCACCAACTTCTTGGCGTTCTTTACCTGCATCAATCTGATCTTTGATGCGGGACATTTCGGCTTTGTTGCCAGTAATCCGTGCGGTAACAAGCTGGGCTTGTAAATCCTTGCGTGCAGTGCGCGTGCCCCCCAACCCTTCATACACCTGACCGGGAAGCACGCGACCGTTGTCGCGGGGGAGCGCATCAACCAGTTGTTTGAGCAACGGGTCGTTCTCGTCCATCAGGGCAGGCTCTTCCCCTTCAGGCAGTTCTTTCTGTCTTACTTGGCTAAGTTCAGCCTTGTATTCTTCAGGTGTCAGCTTGGCAATACGTGCTTTTTCTGCACGTTCTTTTGCGTCAATTCTTTCGCGCTCACCACGTTCCCATGCCTGCGCTTGGGCGGCAGGTGTTTCTCTAGCTGCGCCAAGAAGTTCTTGGTTTGCCTGTGCGCCTTGCTGACCCAACAAACTTGCGCCACGTTCTTGTCTTGCAGCTTGTGCATCTGCGGCGGCTTTTGCCGCAGCTTGGTCTTGTAGTTTGAGCGTGCTAAGTAACGCGCTTTTTATTTTGTGACTTTGTGTGGCAGTAAGGCTGGGGATTAACTGGCTAGACAAAGCAATCTGCCGCGCTAAAGCAGGGTTAACCATTAAGTAACCCACGTAAGTGCTTGTGTCTGGGGCCAGTTCCCTGTCCTTGACTAGCGCCAACTGTTGGGTAGTGTAGTTGTCAACCTCTCCAGAAACAAACGATGGTTGTGTTTGATAGCCAAGCGCAGCTAACTCTTCTTGGTCAACTGGTTTGACTTTGGGCTGCTTACCTATACCCTGCATTTGCTCTGTTGCAAACTCTTCTGGAGACAGCGCGGCAATACGGTCTTTCTCAGCTTGTTCTTCAGCTTGCTTGATAGCCAAGGCTTGCTGTTGCGCCATAAACTCTTTTTGTTCTTTGGCAAGCTGTTTGTCCATTGCCGCTTGTTTCTTGGGCGCAATGGCTTCTTTGAGGATTTGCGACTCGGGCGTACCAGCCGCTGTCTCTGGTGCTTGATCTTCCCGCAGGGTAGGCTCGGGGATGGCCGCGGCTTCGGGGATAGCGGTGGGTTGTTGGCCTTGTTGTGCAGGAGCCCCGCGTGCTCTACGTCCCAGTGCCAAATCCATAAAGCCTTGAACCATAGCGCCAACAGCACCGCCGTATGCCGCAGATTCACCAACTTGAGCCAACAGTTCTTGGTCAGGTTTATAAACACCTTTGGCAATTAAGTTTTGTGCAATTTGTTGCGCTGCTTCTTGCGCTGCTTCTTCACCGCCAGCAACAAGAACGCGTTTAACCATAGCCACCGCACCAGCTTTAATTGGTTCCGCCATTCGTCCAAGTATTCTGGCAGGGGTAATTAAATCAAAAGCGCCGGGGATTGTGCCAAACGCTGTGGCTTGTGATATTTGTTCGGGGGTTGCGCCTGCTTGTTCTGCACCAATACGCGCTTCACCTGCACCTGCGCCTACACTCAAAGCACCAGCACCGGCTACACCTAAAGGCCCCGCTGCCATTAACGGCACAAGCGGTAAGAATGACCCCACCCCTTCGCCTAATTTACGCCCTATTGTGTCTTCATAACCGGGGGTTGCCTCAAAAGGTTTTCTAGCCGCGGCTGCATATTCTTTAATTGTTTGTCGAGTAGCAAGTTCTTGTTCTTGTGGCAAGAGCGCGGATATACCGGTACCCGCAGTTTCCAATAACCCAACACCGCCGGGAATCAGTCCCTTAAAAAACTCTTTGGCTTGCCCACCAACAGTTGGTTCTTTTTTAAGTGTTGGTGTGGGAGGAGTTTCCTCCAGTTGTGCCTCAATCAGCGCCTGTGCTTGCTCAGGCGTTGTTCCTTCAGGGACTTCAAATCTTGCGATCCGACCGTCCGGCAACTGGAAGCGTGCTATTGGCATTTTTATGCTGGGTTTTCAAACCCGATGAATTTTGCTCCCCCCGCAGGGGTGTTGGAACTCATTATAGGGTTAAGTCCAAGCTGTTGGTATATTGATTTTCTTACCCGCGCTTCTTCTTTGGCGGTGGCATTAGGGTCATTTGTTGTTGCAATTAATCCCGGGCCAGAAGAAAGCCATTTTTCTATGTGTTGTTGCACAAGTGTTTCGGCTTGTAGTTGCGCATTTTTTTCTTTGGCACCGCGCTCGATTGCGTCTGCATACGAACCGTAGTATTTGCTTTGCATTTTTTTAAATTCGCTTTCGGACTTGGCTTTTTCTTCGGCCTGTTGCATACCCAGCGCACCCAATCCCGCTTCGCCTATGTTTGTCATAAGGTTAGGGGACTTACCTGCCATCAAGTGCAGACCCATTTGTAGCATCAGCCTGTTCCAATCAGTGCCGCCTGTCTTCTCGTCTTTAGGCAAATCTTTGACGTCCAAACCTTCTGGTTGGGCTACGGGAGCACCTTCAGTTTTTTTCTGTTGAGCAAGTTCAAACTGCCGGAAAGCTTGATTCAAGTCGGGCATACCGCCCTTGGGTGTTTCAGGTTCATCAGGAGTTATTGCTGCCAATCCTTGAGGTGAAACTGTTGCTGTCTCACCTGCTATTTGTATGGCGCGTGCAGCCTTTTCTCCGGGGGACGCAACTTTTGCAGTTTCAGCAAGAAGGGGGTTCGGTTCCGCATAACGTGCTGCTTGTTTTGCCAACTGATTTGCGGCCAGTTGATCGCGTGCTTGGTTAGCCAAACGCTCTGCTTCAAGCGCCTTTTGTGTTTCTTGTAATGAACGGCCTCCTGAACCAACAACAGAAGCAGCGGCTTCGCCTGCGGGAGTTACGGGTATTGCAGGCTGCTCCGCTGTTAATCTCAAAGGCATTTTTGCAGGTGTAGAAACTGCGGCAGCTTCTTTGGCTTTTTGCGCACCAAATAATGCGTTTAAGCCTGCCTCAGTTTGTGTTGCGGCTGTGCGGGTAGCAGCAACGGGATTAATAAATGTTCCCGCTATTTCTCCGGCAGTGCGCATATTGCGCATAGCAGGATCGGCAGATTCCGCTTCACGCCCAAGGTAATCTGTTGCAAGACGTTTTAGGTGTGCGCTACCCAAAGTAGGTTCAGGCTCGTTATAGCGACCTAAAGTAAGACCGCGTAATGCGGCATTGCCAATATCTGAAGTAGCGCCTGCAAACGCATAAGGCAAATCACCAACGCCCAGCATTGCTTGTCGAGCGCCTTCTTTGGAAAGAACTCTTGGTTTTTCGCCCACAGGCGCTTGTGTTGGGGAGAACCCTGTCATAGGGTCTGTAAAGTTATCGTCGCCTGTTAGCGCAGTAATACCCGCATCTTTGGCAGGAGGTGCCTTTACAGACTGGCCGGGGATTTGAGATATGGCTGGGTTAGTGGAGGCTGCTTGCGCGGTGCCAACAAACGGAATCATGGAAGGCATACGTGAAGCCACTTGTTTTCCGTACTGAAGGGTTGTTTGTCCTTTATCTTCAGAAGACGCAACGGCCTCACCTCTTTGCGCTTTAGCAAATCCTCCCGGGCCACCATAATAGTAAGTACCCGCTAACACAGGGTCTCCACCTGATTTTTGCCAACCTGTTGAAGCGTAACGAATACCCGCCCTCATGTTTTCAAACGGGTCCGCACGGCTTTTTAACTCATCTCCTTTGGCTGAGACATCTGTCCAAGCAGCTTTAGTAACTTGCATAGGCCCCATTGCGCCTGACTTATCGCGAGTGGGGGCATCTAATGCTTGGTCAGATTCTTGTGCATGAATAGCTTTTAAAAATGCACGTTGTTTTGGATCTTTGATCCCTTCAGCATCAAGCGCTTTTTCAAACATTTCGGGGCCGCCTTCAAACTCATACCCCTTCATTTGTTTATATTTTTTCTTTGCCGTTGCAAAAACGCCGCCTGCATACCCCGGCACTTCAACGCTATCAGCATATCCGGGCACTTGACCGCCATCATCAAACGCAACAATACCGCCGCCTGCCAAACGCTCCATATTTGGTGCGGGGAGCGTAGCAATACCTTGATCCTCGGGCATGGGCTGCGCCATCTCTTGCAGGCTTTGGTCAACTACCTTGGGCGCTTGGGCAGCTTGAGGATACTGCGCAGCACGCATTTGCTTGCGGGTATTTGATTCTTGAAACGCCATAGGGAAGATGTACGGATCGTTCTTGTGCATCTGGGCGTACTGAAGCAACTTTTGATCTGGCATCATGCGCAACTGCGCCATGAGTTTGCTAGGGTTTGGTGCTGTAGGGTTTGAGAGTGGGGCAACCATGAGTGTTCCTTATACCATTCTGGACAGTGCCAACTCAGCTAATCCGGCTGGGCGTTTCTTTTCTTTGATTCGACCGCCTTTGGCTTTGCCTGAGCCACCTAAACCTGCAATACCGGCGGCAGTCAATCCTAAACCACCAAGCTGAGACATTGCGTTTGGCTGGGCCTGATAGCCCTGCACAGTGGTGGACTGCATAGGCATACCACGCAACAAGTTGCTCATATTGCTCAACTGCATCATGGGGTATTGCTGAGCCGTGGCGTAGTTCTGAATCTGTTGGTTCAAGATTGCTTGCTGTTCTTGCTGTTGCTGCCCACCCAGTTGGTTCTGCAAATTAATGTTACCCACTCTTTGGCCGTAAATGTTTTGACCAAGTTGACCAAGTTGACCTGCGGCTTGATTGGCCAGACCGTACCCAGCTTGCGCACCGGACACGCCTTGCAGACCCATTTGAGCGCCCTGCATACCTTGGGCAGTACCGGCCAGTTGACGATCTACACCAGATAAGCCAATACCTGCACCCTGCATACCACCTTGTAATCCTTGCAGTGCAGTGCCAATACCAGACAGACCCAACTGACCGCCTTGCAAGGCAGTACCCAATCCCTGTTGCGCACCCTGAAGACCTTGAAGTCCAAGACCAGCACCGTATTGCAAATTCTGTTGTGCTTGGCCATAAGCATTTTGCAAACCCTGTGCTTGGTTAGCGTTCAGTGTGGATTGCAACGCACGGTTAGCTTCAGCATTCTCGATAGCCTGACGAGCACCACCATAAGCACCAGCACGGGCAAACTGTGCCCCACGCTGAGTACTAGCAATATCAGCATTACGTTGAGCTGCTTGATTTTGTACATCCACAACACCCTGCATGTATGGGCTCATGTACTGCTGGTAAGCAGCAGGGTTTGTAGCTTGAGCAGCATAGTTTTGCTGGGCGTTAGCAGCTTGGCGAGCGTAATTTTCAGCTTGACCAGATATATTGCGGCCATACTGCTCAGCGCGAAGACCCATCTGCCCTACATCAGCGGCTTGCGCACCGTACCCAGCACCCATGTTTCCATAATAGTTGCCGCCTTGCATACCAAGGTTTGCGCCTTGATTGCCATATTGAGAACCTTGTTTACCATAACCATAAGCTATATCAGCAGAACCAAGTCCACCTTGGCCAACAGCTTCAGCGTAGTCCGTTGCCCGATTAGTCTCGGAACTAACGCCCATCGCCCCCGCAAGATTTCGCGCATTATTTTGTAAGTCAGACGGCCCGGCAAAGTACTTACTTGGGTCTTCGCTAAAAGGCTTGTAGGCTTTCAAGCCTTTTGGCACCATTTCGCCCGTCCCCGGTACTAATCTCCGTTCAGTTCCAATTTGTGCTCCGGGTGTACTACCGCGATACCCGGTTGCCGGGCCATAGATAGGAACGTCCTCATATTTAGCTTCTGATGGCCCGTATTCAAAAAGCTCCTGTTGTGCCGAGCCCAACATGGTCTCTACATAGGGGCGTGCGTATTCAGGGATGTTTGTGTTGTACGAAGTACTTGTTGAAGCGCCGCCGCCGCCACTGTCGCCTCCGCCGCCCATGTATCCACTCAAAGGCAAAAGCTTGCGTTTCATGTCTAATATATTCATATCTTCACCTCTACTATTGCATAGCGTTCTACGAAGCCAAATTTCTTTGCAAACCTTGCCATGACAGGGCGCACAGCGCCTTGAATTTTAGTGGCTCCAAAGCCTTTTAAAACAACCTTTAACTTTTCCATCATGTCGTCGTTGGTAATCAAGTTCCCCCCCATCGCGGTAACAAAGGCTACCCGATCATTTGGGTAGTTTGAAAAAGTCACGGTAGCTGCACCATGAACTTGATTGTCCTCGTCAACTGCCACCAACAGCGTCCACAAGTTTTTTGCCAAATAAACTTTTATCTGGTCTACGTTGTAGTCGCCGCCCCCGAACTTTTCAGACGAAGCTATGTGCGACTCCACCAGCGGCCAAGCTTGCGCTACATACTCAACGGGGATATGCTGAATAATCACCCCGGCCTCACAACGGAATCCGCATCACTTGATGCGTTACTTTCAAACCAAGCTTCTCGTACATGTTTACCAAAGTGCCTTTAGCCCAAAGTTGCGCAGTTGTCGCACCTTGCAAACGCATCCACTTATACAACTCTTCAATAACATGTGGGCGCACAATGCCTTTGCCACCCATCAAGTTCCCATGCGCCACACGCTCAAGAGGGTAATCTATGAGGTCAACCACCGCCGCACCGGTAATACCTTCGCCCGGCTCGTCCCACACCAACAAGAACGTACGCCCTGTGCGTATGGCGTATTCGACCATTTCTATCTTGTTCAGGTCAGGATCAAGGTCAATTGCTTTTTGTATCAAAGGCGCGGCAATAGGCCACACTTGTGGCAACTCGTTTGGGCGAATTTGATACAGTGGCATGGTTAGGCTAAGTACTTATCTGCTTTAATCTGCTTGCCTTGGGTCTTTTTGCCAGTGCGAGCTTGACGCACTCTGTCCATCATCTTGTACAACTGTTTGGCTCCTGCTTCAGACGAGCCATTACCGAGGTGGGAAACCACATCGGCAGGAATCACGAACTCTTCGTTGGCTAAACGGGCGGGTTGTTTACCAGCAATAGTGGCGGGGATGTTGTCAGACATGCCATCGCCGGGGCCTTTGAGCATACGACCGCCACCAGCATAGTCAGAATATCCGCCCAAATCAGCAAGCCCCCCTTGAGCGTAGCGTGGCTTGTAAGGGGTAGGGGGATTAATGTTTTGCGAAGTATATTGAGCGGGATCGTACCGAAACTTACTTAACGGGCCATCGTACGGTGTTGCCCCACCAAGTTCTTTTTTCTTTTTAAACATCCCCATGATGGTGGGCGCAGCAAGCGCAGCAACCCCACCATACAGCAGCTTGTCTTTTGGCTTCGCTTCTTTATAGTCTTTGTAAAGTTCTTTAAATACGTCTCCCAATCCACCCAAAGGATTGCCGGGTGCTTGCGGGTTGTACTGTGCGGCAGCATTCTTCAGTGCAAGATTTTCTTCAATAGGACTAAGTTGTGTTGGTTGTATAGGTACATCCGTCAGGGCTCGTGATAACAGTTCTTGAGCAGGCACATTATTTTGTGCCGCCTGCATAGCGGTTTGTGCTTGTTGCAAAAAAGGGCTTTGGGTCAAGTTTGCTGAAGGCACTTGCAACATCTCAGGCGTAACGCCACTGTTTACTAAGTTGTTTGTCGCATATGCTGTTTCTATGCCGGGGCCTGCGGTGGGTATACCACCTGTAATTTGTGCTATCTGGTCAGGAGACAACGTGTTCAAAGCAGTAGTGTTAAGTCCTTCAAACATTGCTGGTTTAAGCGCGGTTTGAAGTTGCCCCAAAACCTCGGGGCTGGTGGTGGCCAACTGCTCTACAAAAGTGGGGACTCCCCCACTTAACGCTCCAGTCGTTGCCGTTCCTACCCCATACATTCCCGGTATTGCGCTGGCTAACGCCCCTAAACCTGCCGGTACTGCCGACAAAGCCCCCGCAGCCGCAGGTGTGTATGCCGCCATGTTTGCCGCAGCAAGGGCGTTAGAGGCCATGACTTCGGAGGCAAGCGCAGTTGTGCCTAATTCTGCGGCGGCGGCTTGAGCAACAACGGGTTCAAATCCAGACATAATTACCTCGTATAAAAGGGGTGGTTGATCGTATCATGTTGGGCATTTAATATCAATGTTATGGGGTGACTGTGCCTACTGCACCAGATCCAGAAACACCTGTCAAGCTACGAGTCATTGTGCCCCCAACAGGCCCAACATTGCCTACTGACCCTGAAGCTTGTACTCCCGGCAAAGAAACAGGCACTTTAATACGTAACACATTTGTACCTGTTTGTAGCGTACCGCCTTGTGTATCCCTGTACACATCCCCCTCACGTAGGGTTTCAAAATCCGCGTCTGTGGGCAGTGTGCGCAGGTCAAGGTTCATTGCCGCCAAATTTAATTGCTGAACCGTATTGATATTGTTGAAGAACAGCCGGATCACGTTACTTAACGAATTCATGTACGCTTGGTCATACTCCGCAGGAGCTTGCGGAATATTGGGGGCCGAGCGGTTTTGGAGCATTGACATTTATCTACGCCCATCAGGACGCACATCAATTCTGGGTGCGCCTAGTTGCCATGTTGTGCCAATTTGATCCGAGGAAATCTTAAAAAACATCTGACGACCACGAGCGCGTGTGTAAACAATCCCCGTGTACTCTTCAGTAATAACGTAGTTGGAACCTTTTGTTACGGTTGCCGCCGCCGGATCTCCAGTGCCAGACCCTGAGCTTTGCATGGGGTACAGCGTCATTGTCACTTTAGGTGTAGGGCTAGAAGCTGAACCCCCAAACGTCAAGTCAGGAACAATACGCCATACATAACCAAAGTTATGGCCATCCCCAATGTCAAACTCAGAAGAAGATATATTGGCAGGCAGCGCGGTTTGCGTCCCCAACACATAAGAATCTACACCATCTTCGTGCTGCACTAACTCACTATCGTAAGTAGCTGCAACAGGGCGGGGCAACAGGCCAGAGTCCAGCCAAGCCGAACGACCTAAGTTGCCGTAATACCATACGTTTTCTACGTAGTTATAGATCACATAGCGGTCAGTTGCAGTTGCGTCTGCCGAGCAATAGAACCACCAGATTTCATTAAAGCCTTCGTTTGTACCTGCGTAGACTTGTTGGGATTGCAAAATGTTGAAATCTTGGAATACGTAGCGGCGCAAGTCGCAGTTCAATGTCTGCACACGACCATCGTACTTGTAGAACTTGTCAATACCCATCCAGTACACCGCGCCAGAGGCAATCACAGCGGCATTAGGGCCAACGATAGACACGTTGTCGGCAATCAGTTGAGCAGTCCAAACAAAGGGTGGGCCAACATACTGGAGCGAGTAAATGGAAGAGTCCGTGAAAACCACAATCTCTTGGCGAGACTGGACGGCTGTAATAATGGACGAGCCGTGAGAAAGCTGCAAACTACCCGCTTGATTAGTAATATCCGGCGCCCATACGTATGGGTTTTCTTGCTCAGACCAACGGATTAGCATTGGGTTTAAGGTAGTACTGCCATAGTCATTCGTGCCAAATACCAAAACAAAGCGGCTGGCATCTGAGACAAGAAGGTAATTCTGAAAAATAGGTGTGTTGGCATCCCCAACACTTGCCAAATTAATACCACGTTGAGAGATGCGTTGCGTACCTGATTGACCGCCTGATGTGGTGATTGGTGTACCGTTAGCGGATGTAGCCACATTGAATGTGCCACCTGTGGAGTTCACTACAAAATAGACTGTACCCACGGCTAAGCCAGTAGGCAAAGCGCCCGTAGATGTAAACGTGACGTTCATGCCGTTAGTAAATGAGAAACCACTAGGCAATGTGATAACGCCGGGGGCTGCAATAGAGATGGTGATCTGGATGGGGGACAAACCTATTTCGGCGTTCCAGTAATAGATTCCTTGACCACGGGGGCCGTAGATTAAATCTTCACCAAAGTTTTGCTGATTCCACAACTGCAAGGAAGTGGTATTGCTAGAACCTATACCCCAAGTACCGCCGCCCCAAATGCCACCGCCCCAGCCAACCAAAGGGATTTGATAAGACGGCCCAGTATTAGTCTCGTATTGCGTTATGACTGTACCGCCGCCGGGAGAGCCAGAAGCGTCTGTGGCATTTGCAGTGGCTGACACCGTGATGGTGTAAGTATTGTTGTCAACAAAAGTAATCTGAAATGTGTTTTTAAGTACCGTGGCAGTGATGTTGCCGCCAAGTCCTACGATACCTGCGCCACTGTACGTAACAAAGTCCCCCGCAAGGCAACCGTGGTTGACATCAGTAACTGAAATAACAGCCGAACCATTGGTAGCCGTGAACGGGTTAGTCAGCGTAATTGTTTTGCGGATGGGCGTGATGTCATAGTACGCACCACCACTCATAATGTAGAACTTGAGGTTTGTGCCAACGCCCACTAAATTAAGCGCCGCAAGAGTAATCCAGTTCCACAAAGAACGGCAGATGCCAAGGAATGTACCTGTTGCAAACGGAGTCCAGCCACCGATCTTCTCGGGGTTGCCCTGACGAAAACGAATCTTGTCGCACTCATACCATCCACCCTCGGTGGTGTATCGTGTATTTTCCCGGTTAACCCCGGGTTTAAACAAGAATTTAATAAGTGGCATTTTTAACCAACGTTGCGTTCAAAGTGAGGGCAATCTACCAAAGACTTGAAGTTCCCGCCCCAACGGTTCTTAGAGTGCAGGGACTCCCAGTAAGCGCCAAGAGGGGCAAGAATGCCTTTATCCCAAATGATTTTTCCATCCTTGAAGAAGTTCAGGTCTATGGCACAGCGCTTTAGATGGATGGAATTCATTGTCTTGGAACGCCCCGTCTTAAAATAAATTGCTTGCTGTTCGGGCGTACGAGCCAGTTCCCCGCCGGTCACCACGAATCCTTGGTCTGTAGCATATTGGATTAGCTTACACATGTCCAGCAAAAATGCAGCTTGTTCAGTGTTAAGGCTCATTTCTTCCTCATTTCAGCAAGTTTCTCGACAGTTCTACCGCCAAAGTAAGCGCCCATAATCAGCATCCCCCAGTTACCCAGTAAGGTGACGTAGGACTCGTTAGCGTTGTACCCAAAAGCCGACATCATGGCAAATAGAAAATAGCCTAAAAAGATGGCGATCAGGCTCATGGGTCGAATGTTCTTGGACAGCCAAGAGTCGCTGGACATATCCGCTTCCCAGCGGTCTGTAATGTTGTCGGCATCGTTCTGTGCTGCTTTTGCCAGTAGATCAAGTTCAGCTAAATCCATCTTGGCCTTCTCAATGCCAAGCTCAAGCAGGCGCTCCTCATGCTCAAACTGAAGCTGGCGCAGGTTGCTGACCTCTTCGGGAGTTGGATTGTCGGGAATCTTTACGCCGAGTGTGTTCTCAACCACCTCTTTGCCCTTGGCTTGGATGGCGCTGGAAAGCAGGGTAAGGCCGTTTTGGGCTAGGCTACCGAGGAGGGATGCGACTATTGGGATCATCTCGTTTTTCCTTTTCAACTTCTCTGCGTACTTTTTCCATTTTCTCTATCTGCTGTTTGGCTTCATGCTTTGTTTGCTGCACGTCCATGTACAACATCCCAAGCAGCGGGAGCAGTAACACAACAAGAACACAAGCCGCTATCCATCCCACAACTATCTCCCAATCCTGTACAAGAGGCCGAGGAGCAACCACATATATAGGAGGAATAGGAAAGTCGCCAGCAGATACGCTTGCCTTTCTTTTAGGAGCCGCTCCTTTTCCTTGCGTTGCCATGATTCATCATCTCGCTTCTTCCTTGCTTTGTCCTGCTCTACCTTGATGACATCCCGCATTTCAAACACTTTGGAGTATAAGGCTCCCATCTCTTTTGGAGCGCCGTATACCATAGCTTCCCTTATCTCAACCTCCAACGCTGCCATCTGGTCTTGAGCCATTACCCGCTTCAGGGCGGCTTCCATCAGGTTAGCGTCGGGGTCGTAGACAGTTTTGCTCTTCTCTTCCTCTTCCCTTATGTGGTCAGCAAGCTGTTCTTGTAGCTTAAAGAACTGAGACAACTGAGTAACGATATCTGCCATGACTTGGGTTTCGTCAACGGCAACGTAGGCTTCCTTCTTTTTCGCCACAGGCTTGGAGCTTGTGGTGGGCGCTGTTCCGAAGAGCTTTGCCCAGAATCCTCTGACTGCTTTGACATCTGATGCAACCTCATCAACAGTCTTTTTGATCTCCATGAAAGACGTTTTAGCTTCTTTATAGAGTTTGCACCCTTGCTTAATAGCGGCAACGCAAGCGTTAGCTGCAAAGAGGATGCTGAGAGGATCAATTTACAGCCCCAGAAGTTTCTTGGTGGTCATGGTGTTACCTCAACCCAAGACAATGTTGTTTCGTTCCACTGATAAACTTCATTGTCATCAGGGTATGGAATTGGCGCACTCCATGTCATTGTGTCTAAGTAGCCAATCCATGATGGATAAGGTCTACGAGCTTCATGCTCTGCGGTTCTTGCGGCTGTGTACTCTGTTTCAGTCAATACCTGTAATACACCCGCAATCGTAGTGTCTGCATCGTCATCACAAGTACCGTAGTATTTTGGCGCTCTTAAATATGTGCCTGTCGAGTCTGTACTAATAGGCCATGTTGATTTATCTGCCCACTTAAATTGCCACCCTTTAACGGCAGGCATAGATGGCCCTGTGCGCTGCGGCTCAACTGTGCAAGGTATTTTTGTTATTGCGTCTACTTCAGTAATGCAAATATATTTCATATTATTATTTCCTATACTGCGACACGGCGAATAGCTCTACATTGAGCTAGACTTGCTTTAGCTTGGCTTGATTGAGCTCCACTACCAGTATTTTGTCTCTTTACATTGGTAGCAGATTCTTCTGTGCTAGATATGTAAGGGTCAACTTCCATTGCTTCTGCGCCTCCAGTTTGAAAAACTAGGGAAGAGGTTTGTGCAGGTGTTCCCGCAGTGTAATTACTAGCCCTTGCAGGTACAGCATTTGCATTTATTCCTGAACCTGTGTCATTGCTTGTTGTCGTTGGTTTAAGGTTGTAATATAAAATTTCAAATTCATTTTTAGCCGGCATATACCAATCGCTAAATCCACCAATTACCAAATCATTGCAAAAATGCGCGGCTGGATAAACAGTTGAGCTACCACCAGCTACCATATCAGCAGTATTTTGAGTGCCGTCAACATCACTATCAGCGCCAGTGGTAGCTGTATTTGCATTTTTATATTGCTGCACAGATTGACCAGTTGAAAATGGCGAAATTACAAGGTTGTAATCAGCAATACCATTACCAGCAGTGGATATTTGACCAGCAAAGAACCCACCGCCATAAGGGTCGCCAATTTTTAAACCAAAGCCTCTTAAGTTTTGGTATACCGCTTGTAAAGCACCACTCATGTCAATCCACTCCCTGAAATTAACCAAGTTGTTGAAGTCATTTTGATAGCCGTTGCTGACCCATATTGCGCCAAAGTGCGTGAACCAGTTGTACCAGCAGAACTCAAATACATTGTGTCTGAGGTGATTGCAATTGTTACAGCTTGAGAAGTCATGTTGATAAATGTGATTGCCGTACCTAATGGATAAGCCACGTTTGCATTTGAATCAATGGTAAATGTTCTAGCATTAGCATCAGTTGATGGGTGAAAAATAACTTTGCCCGAATCTGCCAACACAGTTGTGTATGCCGCACTTTGGCTATTAAATGGAATGGTTCTAAAACCAACGGCGTTTGTTCCATCGACTGTGCAGTTACTCAAAGTTCCAGATGTGGGTGTACCTAAAACTGGAGTGACCAAAGTAGGAACGCCAGCGGAACTTATCGTAATACCCGTGTTACCAGCACCTTGCAACACCAATGAACCAGACGCATCGCCTGTAATGACTGCGCCACCTGTTGAAGTATCCGCATTTAGAATCGTAGCCATGAGTTACTCCAGTGGTTGAATTGCTTTTAGTGCGTCTACTGAAAGCGCAGAAGCAAGGGCTGGAGCCAAGGTTGCAGGTAAGTCACGCAGTTCTTGTTTGCGCTCTCTAATCTGAGTCAAGGCATCTACATCCCCAATATCTTGCGCTTTAGTAGCTTGAATATCTAACTTTGACAATTCAGCGTTGCGTTTAATGCGGATACTCTCTAAATGAATACTCCGAGCTTTAGCCATATCAATATCAATGGTAAGTTCAGGAGTAGTGTCTGCCCAAGCATTGCGAAAATCTCTATCAGTTGGAATTACATCATCCGGCATATCCCTATGGCTTATGTATTTTCCAGGGTTTACCAATTTCCATTTAAGCAAAGCGTCATCAAAATCATACCCCTCTACTAAATTCATAATTGCAATACCATTTGTGGTTTTAATTACTGTTTTCATTATTGATCTCCAAAGCAAGCAAAGAACCATGCGGTTTGTGGGTCTCTATTTGTAAAATTTGGGTTTATGCAATCTGCACTAAATGATCCAGCAGCTTGTGACGTTACGTAATTTAATTGTGCAAGATTGCTATTTGCGCCTGCGCCAAAAGTTGTGATTGTGTAGTCTGCGCTAGAAAAGTCAGTAGCAATTGTTACTGTTATAGAACCAACGCCATCATCAGTAATAGAAGTTACGTTATATGAAGCGTTTATTGCTGTTCCATTTGCCGCAGCTTTGAGCCAAACTTTAGCAATTCCGGGATGCCACTTTGTATTTAAAGGAGTTACAAAAACAGTATTAGAAGTAGCGGCTTCCATTTCTGTTTGGCTTGCGGCAGTAGGACTAGGCGCAGCGCCCCACGTAGGCGCAGAAGACCCAGCCGAGGTCAATACTTGCCCTGTCGTACCTGCTGCTGTTGAAGCATAGTTAGCGCCGTCACCATAGACGACACCTCCAGCGGTGGGTGTGTTATTTCCTACTATGGTTACTGCCATGATTTACTCCAGTTATGGGTTAGGTTGTGTATACACGGCAGTACCCCGCGCCACCTGCGCCACCAGCACCACTATTGCTACCATTATTTCCACCGCCACCGCCACCGCCACCAGAACCAAATGTTCCACCAGCAGCACCATTTCCGGCTGTTCCACCAGCAGCGCATCCACCGCCACCACCGCCTTGTCTACCACTTCCAGCAGTTCCACTAGTTCCACTAGTTCCACCAGCACCGCCAGCACCGCCACCACCAGTTTGATTAGCGCCACTACCGCCAGCACCACCAGCATAAGTAGTTCCTGAAAAATAACCGCCGCCACCCCCGCCGCCGGGACCCCCTTGGAATGATGATCCGCCATCGCCCCCAGTAACAGCACCGCCTCCGCCTCCGCCAGCGCCGCCATAACCTGATGCGCCTGCTGCTGTTTGTATACCGCCATAGTTCCCGCCACCACCACCACCAAATGCACCACTTAAATCAGAAGTATTTGTATCTTTAGGTTGCCCACCATCAGCAGCAGAACCCACACTTAAAGCCCCGCCACCACCACCACCGCTTGTAGGGAATCCACCAGCACCATCAACACCACCTTGCCCACCACCACCTCCATAAGCCGTTAAATAAGAAGCAAACGTAGAATTACCGCCAACAACTCCGGTGTTTCCATTTGTGTTTGTTATCGTTTGTGCTGCGCCACCGGCTCCGCCTGCCCCAATGGTTACAGATACAGTTGACGATATATCAGACGCAAGAAAAGTGCGTGTAACGTAAGTTCCACCGCCGCCACCGCCACCGCCATTTGCATTTGTACTATTTTTTCTACCGCTGCCACCACCACCCCCGCCAGCCCATAATTCAACAGTAACAGTGGTAATGCCAGCAGGTTTAGTCCATGTGCCAGACGAAGAGAAATTAGTAACCGATGCGCCGGTTACGCCGCTCCAAGAGAGTGTTCCTGCTCCGTCTGTAACCAATGACTGATTAACCGTACCATCTGCGGAGGGGAGTGTGTACGTTGTAGTTGCAGCTAAGGACGTAGGAGCTTTTAATGCAACATAGCTTGTGCCGTTATTTATGGCTTCGTTCAGTTGAAGTTCTGCGCTGGTAGTTGCTGTAGCTGGAATTAGGCCAGATGAAATAACAACAAAATCAGCACCGTCCCAAGCAACTAACGCTTTAAATCCCGCCAAAACGGATATACCTGTTGTTGGCCCAGCACCAACTAACTTAACTGCATATCCGCCCGTGGTTTTATTGATGACGACATATGCTTTGCTTTGAGCCGGGGCAGTAATTGTTTTTATACCTGTTCGTGCGCCGGTACATAACAGTACCGCATTACGCGCTTGATTAGCCGCGCCGTTAGTTGTGGTTAGCGTAACGTCTGCATCGGTGCTTAATGTCGTTGTGCCAGCAATAGCAGAATCAATCAGGCCAGTAATAGCGTCATTGACCGTTGTACCCCACGTACCGGACAAGTCCCCTGTAGTTGGCAGTGCCAGACCAAGAAGCGGTGAGAAATTAGTTACTGCCATGAGTTACTCCAGTGCTTGGATTTGGGCTGACAGGGCAGCAAGCTGCGCCATCAGTTGTTCTTTTGTTGGTGCGGGTGCTAGGGTAGGTTGAGGAATTGGATCAGGCTCAGTAAAGTTCGTGCCGTCATACTTCCAACTAATACCTACCGCTTTGTTGTTGATGTAAGTAGGAAACTCAACAAGCCCATGCTCCGCAGCAAAATCTGCGTCAGCAACAATGACGTTTGTGATTAGACCATTTTCTATTTTTGCGTAGCCCATGTTATCTCCTTACCAACTGTAAATTCTTGCGTAACCTTTACCACCAGCGCCACCAGCGCCGGAGCTAACGCCGTTGATAGACGCACTACCTCCACCGCCTCCTCCACCACCAGCACCACCAGCACCACCGTCTGCGCCAATGAGCGTAGCATTTGCGGTTCCACCGCCGCCACCTGATCCTGACCCATAAGTAGTTTGCGTTCCGGCTGTTCCGGGGCGACCTGCTGCGGGGCCAGTTCCAGCGCTGTAACTGCCGCTTTTGCCACCTGCACCGCCGCTACCTGCGGAATTACCCGTAGTTATACCGCCCCCCGCTCCACCACCACCGCCGCCAAATAATGAGCCGCCTCCAGTTCGCCCAGTAACGCCAGTATCACTTCCCGCCCCGCCACTGCCGCCACCCCATTCAGCACTACTACCTGTTCCGTTTGCATAATTTGTTCCGGCGGCTCCTCCGCCGCCAGTATTGTTGAATACTGAGCCACCTCCAAATGAGGATGCAGATGGGAATCCTCCGTCATTAGTGCCAAAAGTACCAGCATTACCGGCACTGCCACTACCTCCACCGCCGCCCCCCGAAGCAGCAGCAAAGTTATTGCCGTAAATACCATATCCGCCACCATAAGCAGTTAAATACGCGCCAAAAGTTGTATTGCCACCAGTAGCTCCAGAGCTTCCGTTTGTATCATTAGTCGTTACTGCTGCACCACCAGCGCCGCCATCTCCCAAAGTTACCGTAACAGTAGATGTAAGATCGCTGGCTTTAAACAAATACCTAACATGAGCACCGCCACCACCACCGCCTCCAGCGCCTCTAACCGTACTACTTGCGTATCTAGAACCAGAACCACCACCACCGCCAGCGCCCCATATTTCTACTTCAACAAACGTGCAGCCTGTTGGTTTAGTCCAAGTGCCTGAAGATGTGAATTCTTGTAAATTAGCTGCAACCGCCCCCGTTGCCCAAGTAGGTGCAGCAGCAGAACCTGCTGACGTTAGCACTTGACCGCTAGTGCCATAGCCCGGAGTAGAGCCAACACCAATAGCGCCCGTGGTAGCCAAAGTAACAGAAGGCGTTGTGCCGTTTACTTGAAGTTGTAGTGTTCCGTCAGTGTTTCCGGTGCTTACTAGCGCCGTGCCTGATGTTGTTCCTGCTGCAATCGTACTCATGTGATCCCCTTAAAGAACGACCCAGCGTTGACCGCTACCGACCGTAAACGATGAGCCGGAACTGATGGTTACTGGGCCTACGGACAGGCCGTTTTTACCCGTTGTCATGGTGTATGTGCCTGTTAACGTCGTGTAGTTTTCTACGACCACACCATTACCATTAGCAAACGCCGCAAGTCCCGCCGGATAAGTTACAAATACATCTTTAGTACCAGCAGAAAAATTAACCAAACTACCGCTATTACTAGAAGAAAGTACAGTTGTGCGAGATAAGGTAGTACCGGAAGATGTGTACGTGCCAATACCAACTTCCCACTCAGTGCCTGTCTGGGCAACAATAGCGTAGTACGTACTGTTTGCATTACCAATAGCAGCAAAACTCTGAAACCCTGTAGCTGCGCCAAGCAGAGTCACCGTACCTGTGCTTGTTGTGGTGGTGGTTTCCTTAACCCGGTCTTTTACAACGAATGCCATATTGTGTCCTTACACCGTCATTGCAACATTTTGCCAGTTTGGCGTCTCGCTGTCATCTATTAAAACCCAATTTGGAGTTTCACTATCGTCTATGAGCGACCAATAGAATGCGCCTACTGTTCCGACTTGACCAGCAGCTTGCACCCCTGTCAATGCTACCGTGCGGCTACCTATTCCAACTGATCCTACAGAGCCTGTAGCTGCTACACCGGTAATTGCCACCTCAAAGATTTTTACAGCTACTACAGTACCAACCGCGCCTGCCGCTCCAACACCAGTTAAAGCAATAGACCGCTCAGCTACAGTTACCGCACCAACTGCACCTATAGCTACAACGCCGGTTTCAGTTGGGTTGTTTTGCTCGGCAACATCTCCTACCGCACCAGAAGCTGCAACACCTGTTAGAGCAATAGACCGTTCGGCTACAGTTACCGTACCAACTGCGCCAGATGCTTCAACACCTGTTAAGGCCGCCGTGTAAGCAAAATCAACATTACCAACAGCGCCAGTTGCCCCGACACCTGTTAGAGCAATAAATCGCTCACCTACTGAAACAGTGCCAACAGCGCCGTTAGCCAGCACCCCAGTCTCAGTTGGGCTGTTAGTCTCTGTGACATCCCCTACTGCACCAAGCGCCCCAACCCCAGTAATTGAAGTTACTGCACCCGCTGTTACCGTACCTACTGCGCCTAACGCTTCAACGCCAGTAAGCGCAAGACTTCTTTCTGCAACCGTTACAGTACCGACCGACCCAGTAGCCTCAACCCCAGTTAACGCCACGGTTACAAGCGGCGTATAAACAACTGTTCCTACCGCGCCAGAAGCCTGAACCCCTGTAATGGCGACAACAACCGTCTGCCCCGCAAGTGAGGCAAACGGCGCTTCAGCGAATGCGGAGATTCCAAACATGGCTACCCTAGCGGGTTACCCCGCCAGTCCTATTAGGTTGTAGCCAAGCGGATCAACGCTAAAGTTGTGCTGTTTGTAGGCATAGTCAACGTGAACGTACCCGCAGTGATAGTCTGCGAACCAAAGGTATGAACGCTAACAGCCGTATTGCCTTGAGTGGAGTTGTAGAGCAACACCGTATCAAACGCGGTAGCCAAAGTCACCGTTGTGTATGTAATGCTGGCTGAAGGTGTCCAGTATGCAACGCCTGCTGTAGAAGATGAGTTAGTTGCAGTAACCGCATTAGCATTAGTTACCGTTACACCGCCAGCAGAATAGCCTGTGCCCGACACTTCGCCGGTTACGGTATACGCCGTAGTAGCCGCATTTATCGTAGCCGAAGCTAGATACAAAGCCGCTTTAAACGTGTCAGTAGTGGGGGCTGTTAAACTGCCGCGCGAAGTCAGCGTAATTGTTCCAAATTGATGTCCACCATTGAGCAGTTGCCCCATGAACGATGTGCACATTGCTTGTGTATTTGCCATGATGTTTCCTTATGTAAGAGATGCTGCTTCAGCAAACAGCGGGGGGGAAGTTTTTAAGCGCACATGCGCCGAACGGTGGACAAGTTCGCCCTCTAGCCAATACTCGACCCAAGTTGTGTATTCAACGTCATTATCAACGAAACCCTCTTTTTTCTCAAGAAGAGATTCGTCCATTTCGCCTTTGGTGGTTGTGATTAATGCCATTACGCGATCCTTATGATTGCTGTGGTGTTTGATACAGCGGGGAACTGTACCGTGAATGTTGTTACTGAAGTCTTATCCGCGCCAAAATCAAGCACGCAAACTGCTGGGTTTCCCCCGCCACTTTGGTAAATCAAAGCTCCACGAGCAGTTAACGCCGAAGTCCAAACCGCATTGTTAAACGATATGTAGGCGGTGTTGCTTGTACCTACCGTGGGAGTCTGCGCAATCGTAAGTGCCAACCCACCAGCCGTGTACCCAGAAGCCACAACCTCGCCCGTAGTCGTATAAGCCGTGGTAGACGCATCAAGTGTGGCTGCATTGGTATAGAGCGCAATGTAGAAAGTCCCTGAAGTGAAGTTGAACGTCCCGTTCATCAACCCAGTTTTAAAGCTGTTGCACGCCCAGTTGCCGGTAAAAGCCATCAACGCACTCCATTATTCTGCGGCAAAGGCGCTTGACGATACTGGCCACTGCGATACGCGTCAGAACGCTCCATACCATCGCCAAGGCGTTGTGCTTGTGCAAGGGCTTCTTTGTACTTGGCATCATATCCAGTGATGATGTCAACCTCACCCTTCATAAAGGTATATGCCTCAACCAGTGAGCCGTACAGCAAAACAGTATCAAAGTTATCGCCCAACCACGAAGTACTGGCAGTCGTAATAGACTCAGGGTAGTAGTAGAAATGAAGTTCTACCGTGTAAATTGCATCAGGTGTTGGGCCAAGAATAAACGTCAATTCATTTGTAATTGCACTACCAACAATGGCTGGGCCAAACAACGCGTAATACTTTGGTATGCCGGTATCCGTAGTTGGATTAGGGTACGCTTGACGGATAAAGTTTACGTCTTTGTTTAACAAGTACTCGTAGTTACCAGACGCATCAATCACCGCTAAAGAATACGTGGCTAGATAATCGTCAGGAGCCTTGAGGTACTTATTGCCAGACTGGACATTGCCCGTCATGTTTTTACGCAAAAACGGAAACTGCACCGTGTTATAGATGCGTTGTTCCGCTTGTTGAATAAAACGGTTAATCTGTTCGGTAGTCGTCTCTGTCCCGCCACTGGCAAGAGTAAAGTCCGGAAAAGTATTTTCCGTATACGACTGAATGGTATCGAACAGTTGTGTGTAATTCATATCAAGCCATCGGGCCTCTTGCCATCAAACCTTTAGTAGCCGCGCCAGTGCCGCGAACTTTAATACCGCTGGTTTTGACTTGCTCATCACCAGCAGCTTTGCTGATGTTGCCAACGCTCATATTAACTGTGTCGGCTTTGCTGCGGTTTGGCATAGCGCCGGGGTTAGAAGAAATACTAACAGCCTTGCCAGACATGGTGTGTGGCTTGGCATAAGCCGAAGCAGGTAAGTTATTCTTAGCCATTATTTACCCCTTGCGCTGCCGCGCTGGTTCACAACTTTAGCCATACCACGACCATACTGCTTCATCATTTCATTGGTCTTGCCGCCTTTGGCCAGCTTCAGTGATGTGCCCTTGCCACCCTTGTGTTCTTGGGTGTCGTGCTGTTTAAATGCCTTTTTGATTAAAGCAACATCTTGCTTTTTATCTGTTGCGGCTGATTCCATTTTTGCCATGATTAACTCCTTAAGTCGTTACTACGCTAACTGTACCAATTTCTACTGCCATCGCCAAGTTATTTGGGGTCAGAACCGCATCAAAACTGGACGAACCACCAACTGGATTCCAACCCCATTGAAATACTCGACTACCGCCGCCGCTGTACCCATCTGCTAACAAGCCAGAAACTTGGTAACTCAGGTCAGGACGCGGGTCACGTATCCCTTGCGGGTCGTCCACTGGGTACATACCCAACAGCAACTGCGGTTGATCTGGTTCCCAGCACTCAGGGCAAACTTTAAGGTCGTATGTCTTGGTTTTGACAACGAGCTTTTTGAGTACCGTGAGCTTGTACCGAAAGCCGCACCGGTCGCACTCGGCAATTGAGTTCTTGCCACTAGCAAACCGGTTCCCCATTATCCGCCCCCAATGAACATTTGCCTAGGCACAAGACGCAACGCGGCGCGCTCCTGATCTTCGTCAGCCGCTGTCATCCATGCCTCGTCATACTGCTGCTTCAATACCACAAGGCGCTCCATACCACCGGGCACCTTAAGCGCAATGTAATAGGCCAGCCCAGCCACCATACAGGGCACAAACCGGAAAGGTACATCCATCACATTGACACCATTACCGGCATCTTGCACACGGCGCATCCGCCAGTAGACAAACTGATATGTCTGGGAGCCGTCCGGCGTAGGCCACATCGTCACGCGAGGCACATTATTGATGTAAATCTTGGCTGTTGAGCTTGCAGTGTGCGCTGCTGCCGTCGTTCCGTTCTGTCCACGGAAACAGTTGCTCAAAGTATTGCCATCAATGTAGTTGTAGAAGATGGTTTCGCTGTCAAGGTTGATGTACCCAATGGCAGGAAGTCCAACTACGTTGGATAAAACGATTGTGTTTGCGGTAGCGTTGATGCTGGTGGACAAAACCGCTGTTGTTGGCATGATTTGGCCGTCCAACCGCTGATACCAGACCTGAATTGGCCGAGCTTGGGTCAACTTGTTTGGCAAGGTGGCGTATGTAGAGACGCTGATGCGCGTAATTGTCAAATCGGCTTGGGTTGCCGTCACATTTGCCTGTGTTCGGATGACATGGTCAAGCAAATCAACGGTGTCTGTGGGGATTGCATAGGTGTTCAAGCCTTGAGTTAGGGTGATCGTGCCCTGCTCGAACGTCCACATGTTGATACCGCGATTTGCCCAGTCAGCAAACAACAAGTTCAGCGACCGGCGAGCCGTTTTAAGGTCATATCCGGTGCGCAACTCTGAACCAGCACGCTCAAATGCCTCCTCCACCAGTTCGGTGAGGTCTAAATTAAAGCCTGCTGACCCAGAAGTTGTTGCCATTATCTAAATCCTGCCGTTTTCTTTGCCACTTTGGGTGGTTGTTTTACGAACTGCTTCCCTTTAGCTTTGCCAGCACGTTTTGCACGCGTTGTCGCAGCGTACTCAGAAGGGCTAAGAGCTTTAATTGCAGCTTCAGGAA